GCTGCACAGGCAATACTTGCTGCTAAAGCAGGTGCTACATATGTTTCACCATTTGTAGGAAGGCTTGACGATAACTCAGTAAATGGGTTAGATGTAATCAGTGATATCTCTGAGATCTTTAGTAAGCATTGGATCAAAACTCAGATTCTATCTGCATCCATAAGAGGAGTGAAGGCAGTTTCTACTTCTTTTGCTCTTGGTGCTCAAGTCGTGACAATGCCACCAGTAGTCTTTGAGAAGATGTATAATCATGTTCTTACAGACAAAGGACTTCAATTATTTGATGCTGATTGGGCTGCAGTATTATCTCACACTAAATAAATTTTTAAATAGGTAATATGAAATTCACTGTTTATTCTAAAAATGGATGTCCTTATTGCGATAAGGTTAAACAGGTGTTAGAGTTATCTAAGTTAGAGCATGTCATTTATAAACTGGATGAAGACTTTGATAGATCAGGTTTTTATTCTCAGTTTGGAGATGGATGTACCTTTCCTCAAGTTGTGGTAAATGACATGCAACATCTCGGTGGTTGCACCGAAACAGTTAAGTATCTTAAGGAGAACGAATTAGTCTAATGAAAAAAGTTGACGACTTTGAAACCGTTTATGACATGATCGAACATGCTATTGAACTTGCGTTTGATGGTAGGATGCAACTTAAATTCTATGAGTTTTTAAAGTATCGTAAAACAAAGAAAGTAGAAGTAGATTCTTTTCTTCAGAGCTCTACTGCAAAGGAAATCTCTGATCAAATAGTAGAACTTCAAGAATATATTAAGGGAGGTGCTGACAACGATCATAAACAATTGCGTGAGGCTTATGGACATATTCCTAAACCTAAAGCACGTAAAATACAAGCATACCTTACAGGTATTCTTGAAGATGCAGTGAGGTATAGGCATGACAAAAGACCTGGAAGACGAAAAAAAGTCTCTAAATAAAGACACCACAGAGATAAATCGTGGTGTAGAATTACTGTTACGTAGTAGGAGGAAACCCGAAAAACCTAAAACATTTCAAGTAAAGTTTGGAAATATGATTGCCTTTTTTAAAAGAGAAATTGTTTTTCATTTTAATTTTTACTTGGACATCCGAAAAAAATAACTCTCTGGGAGGAGTGCTATGTCAGAAACATTAGTAGTAACATTGACACTTATGACAGTAGTGTCTATACTTGCATTATTAGTAGGAGGTATGATAGGATGGATGGCAAGACAGCATTCTTATGAAACAACACCTCAAGTAGTGTATACTCATCCAGAAATGTTTGATGCAAATGGACAGTTAGTTCCTGATGAAATTTTAGCCCTAAGAATTGAAAACCATTATGACAACGACGAAGAAGACGACAACAACTAGGAAAACGAGAGTTAAACTCCCACCTAATCCTTTTGTTCATGAGGTTCTTGAACTTGTAGATAAACAGAGAACTAAAGCAAAGAAGATTGAAATTCTTCAAGAGTATGAAGATAATGCATTGAAAGCAATTCTTATTTGGAATTTTGATCCAACAGCGGTTTCAGTTATGCCTGAAGGCCCTGTTCCTTATAAGGAGAACGAAGTTCCTGTGGGTACTGATCACACATCTCTACGTAGAGAGTGGAAGAACCTTTATCATTTTGTAAAAGGGGGTAATGATAGTATCTCTAATATCCGTAGAGAAACAATGTTTATTCAGTTGCTTGAGGGACTTCATCCTGAAGAGGCAAAGATTATATGTCTTGTAAAGGATAAAGATTTGGAGAGTAAGTATAAGATTACTTATGATATGGTACAGAAAGCATACCCTGATATTCAGTGGGGAGGACGTTCATGACCGCACCAGTTGGAAAAGCACCAGCAAAAGCAGAACCACCTAAACAAATTGAAAAAAATACAGAACAATATTCTTGTCAGATTGTTTTAGAAAAAACAACAAAGGAAAAAGCAGAAGATAAGAAACTTCCTACTGATGCATTTAATGTATTTTATACGGTAGATGGTAAAGAGTATCTAGATGTAACTCGTTCTGAAAAGATGGTCAATATTTTTGATAGATATTATGATAAATATGGCCCAGACTCAGTTAAATTAATTGAGTATGGTTGTGGTAATGTAAGACCCAATCTTTGGAATGTTAAATCACCTGAAAGAAAAAAAAGAAAAAGGAGGCCTCGTATCGATGAATGATGAAGAAATCCGTAAACAAATTAATGACATCATAGAAGGTGAAATTCAAAACGGAATAAATGAATATTTGGAATCCCAAGAGGAGGAACAAAAATCCAATGAACCTGGAGTAGGTTTTGTTGACAATCAAGAAAGTGCAAAGCAATTAAATGTTAAGGTATCTCAGGCAGAAGTAGATAGACTTGTAAAAGAATATAAGAAGGCAATGAAGTATAAGAAATCTAATCTCTTTCAAGCATCTCAATTGGTAGATAAAAATGGTAGACAGTTGTAAAACCGTATCATGTTTTACAAAGTTACTTGACTAAATAAAGTAACTGTGTTAGTATTAACACAATCGTTCATCCTGATACATTCAGGACGCAAGTAAGCCGACTCGGAACGTAATCGTTCATCCCCCTTCGACTGGGGACGTAAAAGTTGACTAAAGGAACGGAGTAAAATCCCTACTACTTTGGAGTAAACACAATGGCACAAGTCACTTATCGTGGAGTCAAGTATGACTCTGACGAGTACAACGCAAAGGTGCTTGCAGAAGCATCACAGCGTACAAGACACGATCTAATGTATCGTGGTCTTAAAGTAAAGAGCAAGGCATCTCCTTGCAGTTGATATAAAGGGGGTTTACATACCCCCTTTTTTCATGTATAATTATTAAAAAGATTATACTTATGGCACTACACATGAGAGAGCAACTAATCAGAGCAGTGCTGGCACATGCTCAAGGTGAGATTGCAAAACACAGAGCAAACGTTGAAGTATATCTAGAACATCCTGCAGGTATTGGTGAGCATTCTGATATCACTGAAGCAATACAGGTAGAGTTAGATAAGATTGCTAGGTATGATGATCAGGTAGAAGTTATAAACAAATATTTTAGGTCAAGTAGTACTATGTCAGATATAGATAGAAGATCTCATGAATAAGGCAAAACTAAAAGTCTTAGTACAAGCTCTCAAAGAGATTGTAGATGAATTAGAATCAGAAATGTATGCTGATAAAGATGTATTAGCATTTACTCCTCCACCTGAAGATTATGATGAGGTCTTTAATGAATAGTCAGATTAAACTTGTTAGTGTAACTCCAGATGCTGAACAGCACATGGCATACGTGGCCCGTGTTAGCAACCCTAAGAACCAAGACAACGATAAGTTTGCTGGTCTTCTTAAGTATTGCATTCAGCACGGTCACTGGAGTGTCTTTGAGCAAGCATTCATGACGGTAGAGATCAATACTACTAGAGGATTAGCAGCACAGATATTAAGACATCGATCATTTACCTATCAAGAGTTCTCTCAAAGGTATGCTGATAGTAGTATGCTTGCTGATGAAATCCCTTTACCAGAACTTCGTAGACAAGATGATAAGAACAGACAGAATAGTATTGATGATGTAGATCCATTAATGCAACAAGACTTTGAGATTAAAATGCAAAGACATTTTGTTGATGGAATGAAATTATATAAAGAGATGCTTGATGCTGGTATAGCAAAGGAGTGTGCAAGATTTGTGCTACCTCTTGCTACTCCTACAAGAATCTACATGACTGGTTCTGTAAGATCATGGGTACATTATATTGACCTACGTTCTGCACACGGAACACAGAAGGAGCATATGGCAGTAGCAGAAGGAGTTCGCTCTATTTTTAGAGAACAATTTCCTACTGTTGCAGAAGCTCTTGACTGGAATTCCTAAATAACTATCTACTATTATATTCATATGGCAACATACCCTGTCGTTAATCAGAAAACTGGTGAACAAAAAGAAGTCGTGATGAGCGTTCACGTTTGGGATCAGTGGAAAGAAGATAATCCAGATTGGATTAGAGACTTTTCTGATCCTACTAAAATGCCAGGTTTAGGAGTTGAGGTTGGTGAGTGGAGAGATAAACTTGTCAATAGAAATCCTGGATGGGGTGAAGTCCTTCAGAAAGCTGATAAATCGGGTGGCATTGGAGCACGATTAGCCAAAAAAGGCATTGGTACAACTCAAGGGGACGATTAATTATTATGCCAAGGAAAAAGAAAACAGCAGATCCAATTGGGGTGGGTCTAAGTATGTCAGCAAAGCAGATGAAGAGAAAGAAACCAATTAATACTGATATGATGAGGGACATTGAACCTCTCACTGAAAATCAGAAATTATTATTTGAGTCTTATAAGAATGGAAAAAATCTTGTTGCCTATGGTGCAGCAGGAACTGGTAAGACATTTATTACTCTTTATAATGCTCTGCAAGAGGTGCTTGATCCCACCACTCCTTATGATAAAATTTACATTGTAAGGTCACTTGTTGCAACCAGAGAGATTGGATTTTTACCTGGTGATCATGATGATAAATCATTCCTCTATCAGATACCATATAAAAATATGGTGAAGTATATGTTTGAGATGCCATCAGATGCAGACTTCCAAATGCTCTATGGTAATCTGAAAGCACAAGATACTATTGATTTCTGGAGTACATCATTCATTCGTGGAACTACCTTAGATAAGGCTATCATTATTGTAGATGAATTCCAGAACTTGAATTATCATGAGTTAGATAGTATAATGACACGAGTGGGTACAGATACCAAGATAATGTTCTGTGGAGATGCTACTCAGACTGACTTGATTAAACAAAATGAAAGGAATGGTATTCATGATTTCATGAGGATCTTAAGGGTCATGCCATCAGTTAACATCATTGAATTTGGTGTTGAAGATATTGTAAGATCTGGTTTATGTAAAGAATATCTACTTGCAAAATTGGAACTTAATTTATGACCTTTACTCATTGTAATTACTTAGGTGATCTTGAATTAGAAAAGAAAGAAACTCCTGGTTGCCGACTGTATCATCTTCCTGATGGCCAGTGGGTTCCTTCTATTACTTCTGTAACATCCTTTTATAATCGTGATATCTTTATCAAGTGGAGGAAGAGAGTAGGTATAGAAGAGGCAAATAAAATAACAAAGAAAGCCACTGCACGAGGAACTGATTTTCATGAGGCAGCACAGGCATATCTAGAGAACAAAGAACTTAACTGGGATGATTACAGACCAGCAACTCAGTTCATGTTCCATCATGCAGCACCATATCTGGACAAGATAAATAATATACACGCTATAGAAAGAACCCTTTACTCTGAGTACCTTGG